CGCCATTAGCAAGCATATTTACAAGTTGCGCGCCTGAGCGACCTAATATTTGATATGCAAAGTTAACTCGCTGCGAGTTACTTTCAACACCCTGCAAAGCCGTTGCGACCTTGCCTAACGCATCAGACGGACTTAGTTTTGCAAGTTCAAGCGCTGACAAGCCTAGTTCATCAAATGCCTTTTTAGCTTCACCAGTGCCACCCTGCACCTCACCGATGTTGCGCGTTAATCGTTCAAGCGCTCTATCAAGTGTGCCCGCGCTCGCTCCTGATTGTTCAGCAGCAAAACGCAAACCTTGTAAGTCTTGGATGGTAATATTTAATCGTGCGGAGGTTTTTGCGAGTACGTCAATTTGTTGTAATTGGCTGCGAACTAATGCGACACCGACAGCAGCAGCAGCAGCAACACCGACAGCGGCAAACTTAGCAAAGCCAGCCGCGAGTTTACCGACACGTTTTGCGGTTTCACCGAGCTGGCTATCAACGCTTTTTAGTCCGCGTTTTAGCTTTGTATCGTCTGCGGTAATCTCGACTTCTAGTTGACCAAGTTTCATGCTAATTCATATCCCTGATCTAAAAGTGACTGTCTAAATTCTGCCATTTCATCAAACTCGGTTTGGCTTAGATTGCCATACGTTTTTTGCGGCGTATGTGCATCAATGATAAGCCAACATTCGGCGGGTGACATTCGCCAGTATTCAGACGGTGCGATGTTACATTTGACCACTATCGCCTTGTATAACATCGCCCAATCATAATTATCTAGCTCTTTTTCGCTGCCCGCACTGGCTTTTTTTTTGCACTTGTTACGGTATCAGATTGCGGGAATATCGCGCCTACAATCAGCCCACACGCATCAATAACGCCTTTAACATTATCATCATTACCGCTAAACATTTCAGTATAAACATCTTCTTGCGAAGTCTTTACGCCTGATTGTTTTAAGATAATCGAGAATAGTTTAGCAGCATGACTTAGCCGAACGTCACCTTTACCCAAGCGATTGATAAATGAAACAAGGTTCATCTCATCTTCAATAGCGTCAATAGTAGCCATTGACATCTTAATGTTATGCTCAACGCCTTTGAATTTAATCTTTAGCGTTTTATTAATTGCTGACATTAAACAACACCCGCCGTAAACGTGACAACACCGCTTGAACTAAAAGAGGCATCGAATGTTACTAGCGCGTTCTCTTCGCCAGTTGGATTAAGCGAGTCAAAAAAGAAATCACCGGCAACGATTGAACCATCTGGGTAAGTGAGCGACACCGCAAATATCTGCGAATCAGTTGCAAAATAAGCGCGCACAAGCTCAAGGTTTTTAACCATACCGCTTACGCTAAACTCAACTGCTTTGCGACCTGCAACGGCTAACGCTTGCGCCCAACCGTCACTACCGTCATCAGTAGTATCGAGGCGCTCATTGTTCATCGTAACGCCCTTGACGCGCACACCCAAAACCGTCTGACCTGCGATTGTCATTACAACGTCACGTCCAATTATTCCAATTCCTGCACTCATATCAATTCACCTTTTCATAAAAAATTCTAAACCGTTGAACGCCATGCCGACTTATGCCGTCAGGGTCGCGTAGTATCTCGCTTAACTCGCATGATATGCCGCTAATATTCCCGCCCTTTTTGCGATGTAAAAGCGAGTAAATAACGTCTTGAATGTTTGATACGATTACGTTACTTGGCGATATTGACCAGGTATGTATCATAACCGTTGCATCAAAGCCATTCGTTGTATCTGTGTCGTTTTGGTTGCTTGTAATCGCGTCAATAACAACGCATGGATAAACACTTTCATCATCTGTTTGCGGTAAATCATTAAACACGCAAGGCACTGCATCGCCATTGCTGTATGTGAAACTGGCTAATAATTGGTTTAATTCACCACTTTGTACAAGTGTATCATAAAGCAACTGCTGTATAGCAATATTCATGCAAGTAACGCTCTTAATTTGTTCGCCAGTAACTTCTCAAGCGCGTCTTTATTCTCTTCGATTGACGGTTGCATAAACGGGCGAGCATCCATTTTTCTTGTGCCGAACTCCAACGCCTCTGCGTATTTTTCATTAACGCCGACCGTCATAATTTTACGCGGCTGTAATGGCTGCACTGATATACTTTTAACCAGGTTGCCTGTGTCTGTATTTGGTGCGCTGTCTGGTTTTGATGCGATATGTGTATAAGTACCTTTGCCGCCTTGCTTTTGTCGCTGTACAAATGTACCCATCGAAACCGCTTGAATGCTTTTCACCGCTGTGTTTTTAATTAAGTTAGCCGTCAGATAAACAGACTCTTTTTCAATGTCGTCAATGTCATTCGTGACACGCTGCAATCTTTTCATTATCTCGCGCGCGCCTGTGATTTTAGCGTTAATCATTGTGCAACGCCTCGCTCGATTAATAGCTCAGTGAATCTGTTCATCTCTTCGACATTAATGATTGAGCGTATTTGAAATTCTTGGCCTTTAAATACTAGCTTGTCGGTCTCTATAATATCGGCTCTGTATCGCATCACAACGCTAGACAATCCCTGAGCATCTAACCGCCCAAGATACAGCTTTTCGCCGCCTGACTTGGGGCTTATCTTGCACCACGGCGTAGCATACTCTGACCATGTAATAATTGAGCCGCCGACACCGTCACTGTTATTTTGTTTACGCTGTAAGCTGACTTGATGCCGTAACTCGCCTGATTTAATCGTGCAACATTTCATCAGAAAACAATCGGCATAGTGTTGTAATTAATTGTCATTTCATGCGCGCCGCTCTTCATAAACGCATCGCTCATGCCGCACCCGCGATTTTCATACATGTAAGCAGCGAACATCGTAATAGCAAATTTTAAATCAGCAGGTATATCTTCAAGATTACCGAAACCGGCAGTGTAATTAATTATGATTGCTGGGTTGCTGTCGTTAGCTAAGTATATTACGTCAAGCTCTATGCAAGCGGGTTGCGTCTGTTTAACATGATATTCTGTAACCTCTACGCCGTGTATAAAAACGCTTTCAACGCTAATTACGTTTGCATAGGGCAATAGTATTTCGGTCTTTAATGCTTGCCTTGTGCCTGATAAGTTGCGCGAATTGCTCGTGCCGATGGTCGGATAATTAGGATAAGTGACCACGCGCGCGCGGGAGATTAATTCAGTCTTTAATTGGTTGATCATAAACTGAGTCGCGGCACTACATAGCTGTTGCAATAGCAAATCGTTTGCATCATCTAAACGCAAATAGTTAGCTAAATCAGTCCGACTAATGACAGGGATAAGCTCACCCAATGCAACCGTTTTAAATGATTGATTGTTGCTAAATTCTAAAGCATATCTACTATCAAAAAGAGTCATTTACTTTTTCTCGGTCTTAGGCTTTCGCATCTTATTTTCAGGCGCTTTGATAAAGCCACCTTCAATTAATTTTTGTGTCATTTCACAGTTTGGATCAAGGGTCTTTTTAAAACCCTCGCGACCAATAAAGCAATTTTGTATGATGTCGTAAACAATGTAATCAGTCATGTTAACCTTAAAACAGCGGGGCTATTAACCCCGCGTTATTACTACGCTACTGTGAACTGACCTTTGCAAAATGCTTTGGGTCGGTTAACGGCAAGCGCCATTCTTTCTTCCGCCAAAATTACAACAGCGTTTTTGATGAACAAATCAGCATGTGACTCAGATACGCGGATTGTTACACCCTCTCTGCTGTATAACTTTGCGCCCATCGTCCAATCACCGACCAAGAATGTACCTACTGCAATTGCATTAGTCACAATCACAGGCACACGCCAAATCTGCGGAGTCTCTGCACTTGTAGCAGCAAACGCCACTAGCAAGTAATGACCATCAGTTGCTTTTGCAGTTTCAAGCGTTTGAAAGTCGACAGGGTTAAGCAATAGGCCATTGATGTTGTAATATTCAAACTTCTGGCACTCAGTAATAGCAGCGCGAATTTTATCAATCATGGCCGCTGGTCTTTGCGCAGCGGTTGTACCTGTCGCAATCTGTCCAACGTTGTTAATTGCAGCATCGTTTAAAATACCGGACAAGTTTTGACCTAAGCCGGTACCAGTAAGTAACTGCTGGTCAGACACTAACTGCAAGCCGTATGATAATTCAACATCGATTAGGCTTTGGATTTGCGGCGCATCAGATAATATTTGACGCGATGCAGGAGTCCAATGAGCAATAGTACGAATGGGAACAGTAACCTCTTCCCATATGTAATTGCTCTCAGGCTTTGCAGCAAATTCACCTGCACCGACTGCTTGGTTAGCACCTGTTCCAGTGAGCGGGCCTTGTGGCGCGGCGTTATTAGTCGCGGTAGTCTGACGCATAACGACAACGGCATTGCCTGACGCGGGTACGGTCGGGATTAAATCGCGTACACGTAACTGACGCATACCGCCAATAGTGCGATAGACTTCTGGATCGCGAAACTCAGGTACTAGACCACCGGCACTTGCTGCTAGGTTGCTAATATCTTTAAGCTCAACCGATTTGCCGAAGC